CTGTGGCTAAGCGAGTTGTGAATGTCCGTCCACCTGAGTTTGTGATGACGGCATTTTTGCAACGGGCAATGGACGCTTTTCTAGCGAAATTAATACCTATGGAGCACTCGATGCACCCCGTGTTGCATGATGATGTGTGGGACAGACAAGCGCGTCCCACGCAGCGAGCGCTGTTGGACCGCGCTGAGGGAGTGGAACCTTGGCGCGAGGTCAAGGCGTTCATGAAGGCTGAGGCATATGCAAATATTAAGCCTCCGCGGATCATTGCAACCATAAATTCGAGTGATAAACGAGATTACTCTTGCTATACGTACTCATTTGAAACGCTGATCAAAGCGTGCAAATGGTATGCATTCTCGAAGACTCCCAGAGGTATCGCAGAACGGGTGGCTGAGGTATGTGCAGATGCTCAGACAGCGGCTAATACAGACTTCTCTAAATTCGATGGACATGGGTCGAATCTTATGAGGTTGTTCGAACAGCAGGCCTTTCTTCGAGCGTTCTCACCCGAATACCATGACCGAATCAAAGAATTGCACCACAGCCAATATGGCATCCCCGGACGCATGACAATGGGAACAAAGTTCGAAACTTGTTATATGCGAACTTCGGGGTCACCTGATACCAGCTTGTTCAACTCGATGTTCAATGCATTCATAGCCTTCCTGGCCTTCAACTGCCAGGGAGTACCACTGGAAGAATGTTGGAATAAGCTGGGTATCTATGGAGGGGATGATGGACTTACTGCGGACATTATCCCTCGCCATTACAAGCGTGCAGCTGGCATGGTGGGCCAGGAACTCACGTTTGAACCGGTGAATCGTGGTGAATGGGGTATTAAATTTCTTGCAAGATATTATTCCCCCTCGGTTTGGTTTGGAGAGCTGGATAGCATGTGCGATGTAAGACGCCAGCTAAGTAAGTTCCATCTTACGGTATCCCTACCACCAACGGTCGATGCCAAGGATAAACTATTGGAAAAAGTACGCTCTTACGCACTAAGTGACTTGAACACACCTGGGTTAGGTGAATTCCTAAAGTGCGTGATAAACATATCAGGTCCTATTCTTAAGAACGACTCCCTCGCGATGCTCCGCCCGTGGTCATACCATGAAGGTGATGAGCAATATCCGAATGAACCTGGCGAATGGATGAATGAAATCGTCCTCGCCACCTTGCCTGACGCAAACTGGAACGCATTTAATGATTGGCTAGAAAAAGCTGATTCACTTGAGATGTTGTTACATCCCCCGCAATTAGTGGAAGAAACGGTCGCCAAATCCACCGGAGAACCCGTTGCGGTAGATGATGACATAATCGGTGATGACTCAAAAGCCACAGAAATGCCAGTTCCTTCAGGGCCAAAACAAAAGAAGAAGCCCGAACGCAAGGTACAATTGCCTGAGAAGAAGGCACGCCCGGACAAGCGTAAACCGAGCGCCACTAAAGATAATCTCCCGCAGAAGATAACACATAAGAACGGGAAAGTGGAATTGTTCTCGGAGTTCAAGGCGAGGTTAGAGTCAGAGGGCCGCTGGGTCGAGAAACCGAAAGGTGATGCTCCCCGGAAGGCCCGAAATGTAGGTCGAAGATAGCCGCGCGACGCGGCTATGACGGTTGGGGCGGGTGGATTTGGACGCCCGCTTCGTACCTAGTGTACGTAATTGTTTATGCCGAAATCAAAGAAGCAATCAAAGCCTTCTAAGCGCTCACGAACCCGGAAGGGTAGGAGCCGCCGGTCAGTGTCAAGGAAACAGATCAATGTACCGAAAGCCGGGCGAAACGCCCCACGGTCCATAGCTGCAGCCTATAATAGCCCAACAGCCATTTGGAGCGACTCTCGCACGAAGATGGTTGGCGGACGGAGAATCACTGTGTTAACTGGATGTATGCCTATTGCTCAAATTAGGTATAAGACCACTGCCCCATACCCTGCGACGCCTGTCAGTGCGTTACAGTGGTTGGTTGGGGGCAATCCTCCAGATAGTGTCCTACCCGTCCACCCCCTCTATTTATTCGTTGATGGATCGAACCCGAACTATGACTCTTTCTCACACACGAGATTCCGCTTCACTAAGATGCGGATTAATTATGAGTCGAGGGCAACGTCCGCAACGTTTGGATCGTTCCTGCTTGGCTACTACCCTGATGCGACAATTCTCGCTGCGGATACGACCGCAAATCTCATGTACT